CCTGTCAAGGTTGAGCGGGCTGATATCTGATGGCGTACACGACTCGTGCTGAGATGCGAGCGCTTAACGGGCTGGGCGATTCTGCCGTGTTCAGTGACGCCGATCTTGACGCCGCTATTCTTATCGCCGGTGAAACGATTGACGACTACTGTGGCACGTCGTTCGGCGATCTGACCACGCCGGCATACGAGTCGTTCACCTGCACGATTGACGGGTCTGGTCGTGATCGTGTGACGCTGCGCACCGATGCCGGTGTGAACATCATGTACCCTCGAACTATCTCGTCTGTCACGATTGACGGTGTGGCCGACGGTGTAGGCATAACGTACGTGCTGCGCCCGACTGGTGTAATCGTACGTAATACTGGGACGTTCACATATGACGACGAGGGCCGCAACGTTGTTGTGGTAGGCACGGCAGGGTTCACGGACGATCCTAGCGAATCCATCAAGTGGGCTGCTCGTTCGTTGGCTCGTTTCTGGCTGCTGTCGTTGCAGTCCAGGGTGCCTGAGCGAGCTCTGCAATTGACTACTAGTGATGGTAGTTTCGAGATGCGTGCGCAGGCTGGCGCGCCTGGTAGGCCGTCGCCGATGCCTGACGTGAACGCAGTGCTAAACCGGAACCGTCACGGTCTGAGGGTCGGCTGATGGCTACGATTTCGACCATGCCGGAGGTGAAGCGGGCGCTGCTCGATGAGGTCGGTCTGCTCGCAACCGCTAGCGCTACGGCTGCCTCGCCTACGTACGTGCAAACAGCGTACGCTCGGCCACCTGCTGATCGTGTCCGCTCTGAGTCTGTGTTCTTCGGGGATCTGGCACGGGCGGATGGTGGTGAGCGTAGGTTGAAGGCTGGCAGGCAGGTGCGCCATGTTGAGTGGAACCTCGAGCTGGTTGTGCAGTCTGCGATCATGGCTGACGCAGAGGATGCGGAGCAGCGCGCGTTTGTTATAGCGGGCGCTATCGAGAACTTTCTAGCAGCGAACTCGCAGCCGGCGGAGTGGCCTAACGCACCTGTTGCGTCAGGTGCCATGTCTGTTGTGGTGGCCGGTATGGAAAGCGAACTATCAGAGCACCCTGACGGCTATCAGGCGGTCGAGGTCCGCATAGAGTTGACACTATTGGAAAGGCTAGAATGAAGTTTAAACACAACGGCAACGGTGTCGAAATAGTAGGGCGCAGTGGCGCTGTCTACAGTGCGGCACCGGGCGATGTTATCGAGTTCGTGGACGGCGACGAAACCGCTGTCGAAGGCAATGAAGAGTGGACTGCGCTTGTGGTCGAACCTACTAAGCAACCTAAGAAGGAGAGCAAATGAGTATTCTAGACGCAAGCGTTAACGTAGGGGTGGAGACCACCTACGGCACACCTGTGACGATGACCCGCAGCTACGAAGCTAAGGCGGACAGTTGGACTCGCACGCAGTCACGTATTGAGTCTGTCGGTATGCGTGCTAATATGCAGGCGCTACGCAGCGACCGGGTGACTACGGTCAACATGGGCGGCGCTGGGTCTATCGAGGTTGACATGTTGACCTCTGGTATGGGCATGCTGTTGCAGGGTTCGCTAGGCACTAAGGCCGGGCCGACGCAGGTCGCAGCTACGTCAGCGTATTTGCAGACGTTCGAGACTTCTGATAGTGCGCCGGCAGATTCTTACACGATTCAGGTGATCCGCCCGACGCTCGAGACTGGCACGCAGCAGTTCACGCACCACGGCGCTAAGATCACTAGCTGGTCGCTGTCGCAGGGTGTTGACGGGCTGCTTGTGTGGTCTGCTAACTTCGACAGCGAAGATGTTGACACGTCTACGGCTGCTGCTACGCCAGCGTATCCGGCGTCGGCTGCTGTGTATGACTGGACTCAGTGCACAGCTACGCTCGATGTCGATGGCACGCCAGAGGTGCTCGATCTGCTCGACCTCAGTTTCAATGCTGACTTAGCTCTGAAGACAGACCGTCGTTACCTTCGTGGTTCTGCTTTGAAGAAGGAGCCTGTGCGTTCTGGTATGCCTTCTTACACTGGTTCGATGACGCTCGACTTCACTGATACCACTCGTTATGCTGAGTGGGTTGCTGCTGGTATCGTTGACATTGAACTGAAGTGGGTTGGTGCGCTGATTGATTCTCCTGAATATAACGAGGTCAAGTTGCGGATGAAGGCGTGCAACTGGACCGACGGTAATCCTGTTGCGAGTTTGTCTGATACGTCGAGAATCACGTTGCCGTTTCAGGCGATGCACAACGGGACTGATCCTGTTGTGTCGATGACGTATCAGAGCGCTGACACTGCTGTGTGATCCTGTGGTGTCGCCTGCGCCCTTCTGGGGTCCGGGCGGCACCGTCATACCCTGGGGCGGCTAAAGCCGCTTAGGGGCGATCGTAGGGCTATCTGAGAGGACGTGTGTGCTATGGCGAAGGATCCTGTGAGCATCGAGGTTGATGGCCTGAAGGAGTTGCGGCGTGAGCTGCGCAGCCTGGGAGATAAGGCGCTGCCGAAGGAGATGCGGCTGATCAACAAGGAGGGCGCTGACAAGGTGCGGGACACGGCACGAGACATGTCACCTGTTGTGTCTGGCAGGCTGAAGAAGTCGATCGGCTCGCTTGCAGGTCAGACGAGCGCCAAGGTCAAAGCGGGCACAGCGGCACGGGTGCCGTATGCGGGCGCTGTGATCTTCGGGCACCGGCCTCGTCCTCAGGGTGGCTACACAGAACCCAATAACTTTCTGATCCGTGCTCTCGGGCACGACGCAGAATATATTCGCCGTCTCTACGATGAGCGGCTAAACAAGCTAGCAAACAAACATCTTTAGGAGGATGAAGTAATGACAGACAAGAAAGCTAAGAAGAGCGAAGAGCGAGTGATCAAGGTCGTGTCGTTGGATGCGCTGACGTACGGCGAGCTCGACATGTTCGAGTCGATCGTCGGCTCGTTGCCGACTGACGGCGACATGTCGAAGCTACCGACTGGCAAGACGATGATTGCTCTCGGGCTGATCTCTGCACGGCGAGATGATCCAACCGTGACAGAGGACGATATCCGTGCGCTGCCTATGGGTGCGATTCAGATGGAGGCGTCAGAGGTGGACCCCACCTAGCTCGGTCTCGTGCAGTCCGGGTGCGTCGACTGGCTTCGCTGGTCAACGTGTCCGGACTCACCTGGACTGAGCTGACAGGGCTGGCTCTGTGGGAGCTCGCTGCGCTCGAGGAGTATCACGCAGACCTAGAACGAATGCGCAACAACAGGAGAGGGTGAAATGTGGCTAAGCCGGTAACGATAAGAATTCTGGGAGACGCTAGCGGGCTGAGTAAGGCGCTAGACACTGCGGGTTCTAGCTTGGGCAAGTTCGGCAAGGTTGCGGGCGCTGCCGTTGTAGGTGCGACCGCGGCGGTCGGTGCGCTCGGTGTGTCTAGCGTGAAGAAGTTCACCGAGTTCGAGACAGGTATGGCTGAGGTGTTCACCCTCTTGCCAGGCGTGAGCGAAGACGCTATGAGCGCTATGGAGAGCCAGGTGCTAAACCTGTCAAACCAGATGGGGATTCTGCCGCAGGACGCTATCCCTGCGCTCTACGATGCGCTCAGTGCTGGCGTACCGACAGACAACGTGTTTCAGTTTATGGAGGATGCTAGCAAGCTCGCAATCGGCGGCAGTATCGAAGCTGGCGAAGCCGTTGATATACTTACAACATCGGTGAACGCTTGGGCAGAATCCGGACTGACTGCGGCTGAAGCGGGCGATTTCCTGTTCACCACTGTGAAGCTCGGTAAGACGACAATGGGCGAGTTAAACGCTTCGATGTCCAAAGTAGCGCCGACCGCTTCGGCCTTGGGCGTAGGCCTTGACGAGGTGGGCGCAAGTCTTGCCGTGTTGACTGCTGGAGGTATGCCGACGGCGCAAGCTGCGACGGCTATGAACTCCGCACTGGCCGAACTTGGTAAGACTGGCACGATGGCATCGAACGCGTTCGCTGAGCTTAATGACGGGCAGACGTTCAACGAGTTGATTGAGTCTGGCGGTTCGTTTGAAGACGCTATGGTGCTTATCTCTGACAGCGGCGAGTCTGTTATTGATATGTTTAGCTCGATTGATGCAGCGAAGGGCGTGCTAGCGCTCACTGCGGGCGACGCTGAGGGACTCTCCGCAAACATGGCTGCGATGGGCGACTCCTCTGGCGCTGCTGGTGAAGCTTTCGCCATGATGGACAGCACCACAGGCCGATCGATGGACCGGATCAAGGCAAAGCTTGAGGTCGTGCAGGTTCAGATCGGGCAGAAGTTGATGCCTGTTGTCGAAAGGCTGATCGGTTTCATTGAGGACAACTGGCCGAAGATATCTGCTGTGATGATGCCTGTCATAGATGCTGTCAGCGATGGCGTGCGGATGTTTGCTGAAGTTCTCAGGGGCGGCGAGTCTGATGATTCGTTCATATCTAAGCTCGCCGTGTATCTCAGAGATGAGCTCTGGCCGCTGGTCATGGATATCAAGGACTGGTTCGTGGAGAACTGGCCGAAGATCTCCGAAGTTATTTCGGCGGTCGCAGGCTTCATTGTTGATGAAGTGCTGCCTAGAGTCATCAAAGCGATCAGGTTCGTTGCTGAAGTTGTAGGCGATGTGATCGGCTATATTGTTGATCATTGGCCGCAGATATCAGAAGTAGTGCGACAGGTCATAGACTTCGTTGTTGACGAGGTGCTGCCGCGTATCGTGACTGCGTTCGATTGGATCAAGGAACGGGTGCAGGATTTCATCGAAGTGTTTCAGCGGTTCTGGGGTGCTTGGGGCGAGCGCATCACCGAGACTGTCACAAACATTTTTGGTGAAATACAGGAGTTCATTGCCGGTACTTGGGAGACCATTGTGGGCGTGTTTAACACGTTTAAGGGGTTGTTCACCGGTGACTGGGGTCTTATGTGGGATGGGATCGTAGACGTGGTGTCAGGTATTGGGCGACGGTTGCGCGCAACGTTTATGATTGCTTGGGAGGTTTTCAAATTCACTTTTAGCGCTCTGTGGGAGGGCTTGAAAACTCTCGTTAGTCGCATATTCCGAGACATCGTGGACTATATGAAAGCGCTCCCCGGTGACCTTAAAGACGCTGCTCTGAGCGCTGTTGGCGCTATGACGGAGGCGGGCACAGAGCTTGCTCAAGCTTTGTGGGATGCCATAGAGGAAAAAGTTAAGGGTATCCCCGGCATGGTCGGCGGCTTCTTGAAGGACGTCGGCGGTGGAGTCGTGGATTTCTTCAATCCATTTAGTGGCGGCGGCGGTGGCGGCGATGGCGGCGGTGGCGGCGGCGGCGGCTCGGGCCCAAACGGAGAGTTCACTATGGAAGACTACGGCAACCCTAACTCGCCTGCCTACACGCTCATGGGCGGCGGCGGCTTTGACTACACCTATGGCCGGGGAAGTAGTGGTGGCGGCACAACTAATATCACAGTGAACACGTCCACTAACGCTGACCCGGGAGAGATTACAAACAGCGTGGTGTGGGGAATGCAAGTGGCGGGGGTGCCTTCATAATGTCTGAACTCATCACTGCTGACTGGCAGATTCAACGCAACGGGTATCTATTGGGCGACGGCACCGACTTCGATATCGTGTCTATCCAGGGTCTAGCGGGTGCGCCCGCAACCAGGCCTAGTGATAGGTCGTTGTCCAGGCGTCACGGTGCTATCGCCGGCGAGGACTATCTAGGCACTCGTGCTGTGACGCTCGGGTTCGATGTGGTGGCTGATTCGTCTTCTACGTTGGGCGATAAGCTTGACACGTTAGCTCGTGCGTTCGCACCGTCTGTGAACCAGGTGCCCACGTTCTTTCGTGTGCCTGGTGTTGGCGGCGGCGGCATCGTGCAGGCTGACATGCACGTGCGGAATCGTAGTGTGCCTGTCACGACAGAGTTCGCCCGTGGTGTCGCTCGCTGCCAGTTTCAACTAGCTGCAGCTGATCCTCGATTGTATTCTTCGACGTTGAAGACTGAAGCTGTTTCTGCGACCGAGGCGACAACTCTAGGGCTTGAGTTCCCTGCGACGTTCGATATGTCGTTCGGCGGTGCTATCAATCCGGGCCGTGTGGATACAGTGAACGCTGGCACGTTTGCGGCACCGTTGACGTTCCGTGTCTATGGACCTGTCACTGACCCTGTGGTGACACGTGGCAGCGATGGTGCGCAGATGAGTTTCACGACCACTGTCGCAGACGGTTCTTTCCTTGAGGTTGACGGGCAGAATCGCACGGTGCTGCTGAACGGCGTGACGAACAACTATTCGACTCTTGATGTCGGGTCCACGTGGCTCGACGTCCCAGCCGGGACAGATGAGCTCAGGCTCACACGTACAGGCAGCGATGCGGCATCGCTCGCAGTTTACTATCGAGATACCTACGTTTAAGGAGACCATATAATGACTGTACAGAATCCGGCAACATTCATACAAGCATCGACGCACCCGGCTGAAGGTGTACGTCGTGCGATGGGCGTGCTATCAGACGACGGCTCAGGTGTGTATGACAAGGCTGGCGGCGAGCTTCTCGTTGCTGAGTCCGGCACGCCAGCCATGACAGTTCAAGTGGCTGGCGGTCGTTGCGTGATCGTAGGCACGGAGGGCACATATCAGGGTTCTTACTTCTGCGAGAACCGTGCAGCGGCGACTGGCGTGGTAGTCACAGCAGCCGACCCGACCGACCCTCGCATTGATCTCGTGGTGGCTAAGGTCGAAGACTCCGCCTACTCTGGAGCTACTGACGCATGGTCTATAGCTGTCGTGGCAGGCACGCCAGCGGCAACACCTGTTGCGCCGTCTGCGCCTGCGAACAGCATCCCGCTCGCTTCGATCGCTGTCGCTGCTGCCGCTGCAACCATTCTTGATGCGAACATTACGGACACGCGCACTGCGCTGCCGGCTGCGTATCGTGTCGGTGCGACCGACGTGGCTGTCGCTGACGGCGGCACCGGCTCGAGTACAGCGAGTGCGGCTCGCACTGCGTTGGGTGTGGCTATCGGTTCGGACGTGCAAGCCTACGACGCTGTGCTTGCCGCTACAACGGCGAGTTTCACGACTGCGGACGAGACGAAGCTGGACGCTATTGAGGCGCTCGCAGATGTCACTGACACTGCGAATGTCACCGCAGCAGGTGCTCTGATGGATAGCGAAGTGGATGCTGATCTCAAGACGCTGGTGTTGCCTGCGTCGACGACTATCAGCACGTTCGCTGCGACTGTCCTAGACGACACTACAGCAGCGGCTGCACGCACCACGCTGGGTGCTGCTGCTGACACGATCACAGACGTCGGCGGGTATCTCACTGCCACCACTGTCGACGACGCACTTCAGGAGATCGCTAGCGGGCAGTACTCACGCAACAACGTGACAGCATCGGGCACCACTGAGACGTTGACGCTTGACGGTGCGCAGCAGGTTGTGATGAACAACAACTGCACGTTTACGTTTGCAACGCCGACAGAGAACGGGCACACGTTCCTGCTAAAGCTATCTGGGGCTTTCACTCCGACCTGGCCTGCTTCGGTTGACTGGGATGGCGGCAGTGCCCCAACCTATGCGACCGTTTCCGTTTACGTTTTCACAACCTTTGACGCTGGAGTTACGTGGTACGGTAGCCAAATGGGATCGGCGTTCGCATGAGCGCCAAACTAGGTGCAGCTGGGGCGGGTTCTAAATTTAGCCCGTTAGAAGTTGGTTGGGCGAATGCGTACTGGCCCGGCGGGCCAGCGTTCAAAAGTGAGGGGTACACCGACGGTCAAGTTATGAACGCAGGCGAGCCCATACCCGACGAGGCCGGATCGTACGACCTAACAGCAGTTTCCAATGGTACAGAAACGTCGCTCACATATGTTGCCAGTTCAAACGTCAATTCTCAACCAGCCATTAGAGGGGCCGACGTGGCTGTCGCTCATCCCCGTTACAGCACCGGAACATTCACTACACCTGTCGGCGACGATGGTGGTGGGCTTTATGCCAGCGCAACTGGATGGTCTCTTGTCGTAATTTGGAACCAAGGAGCACTGACCACCCACACCTACGGGTGCGTCGTTAGAGATACATGGGCCTCTAGTTTCTTCGTGGTTTATGCCAAATATGATGGAACTCTGCATATTGAGATGAGGAACTCAACAATATATCCGTCTATCGGCTGGTCTTCTGGGGACACAATAGCGGTGTTGGCGAAAGGCACCGACACCCTAAAATATATTGACGTCGACGGAACGAACTATTGGAACGCCACGGGCGGAGCGTACGGCTTCCGAGGTGTAGACGCGATGCTGCTAGCAGCTCACTCAATGAGCGGAGACCTAGCGTTTATAGGACTTTACGAAGGGGATTGCACGACTGATCCGGCGTGGTCGGACTTTGAAACCTGGGCGGCCGACGAACTCGGCGCCACTGTCTAGCAAAAAACGATTAAAGGAGATAATCAAAAATGTCAAATTACGTAAAAATTGTGGATGGCGGGATAGTTAAGGTAGGCAGGCCGAAAGCAGGAGAGCGCAGAATCGATACTGGCGAATGGATCACACCTCTAAATGGTGTGTGGTCACCAGATGATCTGGCTGCTACCGGTTGGGTCGAGGTCGTGCGGCTAGAAAAACCAGAGTACGACGTTAATTCTCAGTCTATCAGGCGGGGCATCCCAGTGGTTCAACGTGACGGTTCGGTAGTTGAGGGTTGGGAAGTTGAAGACATCCCCGCCGAGAAGGCTGCGCTAAATGTACGAGCCAACGCACGAGCTGAAGAGCTGGACAGTAGCGACCCATCGTTACTCGTTAAAGCTGCTAGCTCCGTTGAGCTGACGGCAGAAGAGACACGAGAGCTGATCAGGCTGGTCGCTATCGCACGACTTCAAGCTGTGGACGTGTGAGCACGTATCGTGCGATGATCGCCACTGTCGCGGCTCCTACGGTGTTTCTGGCAGAGTTGCCTGTGGAGTCGCTGTCGTTCACTGACGTGCTAAACGGTGCGAGCTCGTGCACGCTTACGGTTCCGCTCGAGTCGTATCTGTCAGACACTGCCACGGTCGCCGCAGGGTCAACTGTGCTATGGTTGGAGCGAGACGGCGAGCTCGTGTTCGGCGGGATAGTGTGGACTATGGCAGGCGACACAGCTGGCAACTCTGCCACGCTGAACGCTGGCGGATTCCACACCTACTTTGCACGGAGGGTGGTCCGGGCTACGCAGACGTTCGCTGCTACTGAGCAGCTAGACATAGCACGTGGCCTGATTGACTACGCAAACGGCGTGACAGACGCTCTGACGATCGTGGGCACTGCTGGCACTAACAGCAGCGGCGTCACACGTGACCGCACTTATCCTTCGTGGGAGCGCAAGAACATTGCTCAGGCGCTCGAGCAGTTGGCTGCGGTCAACAACGGTTTTGACTTCGAGTATGAACTGACGTATACGTCAGGTGTGCCGACTGTCGAGTTTGTGTGTACGACGTCGAACACTGGCACAGCAACATCGCTGGTGTTCGATCTCGAGGCGAACATTGAGAAACTTTCTTTTACGTTGGACGGCTCGCAGGTGGCCACACAGGTCGACATTCTGGGTGAAGGCGAAGGGCCGGACCAGCTGATAGGTACAGCCACACAGGCAGGGTCGGCGTTCGCTCTGTCCCAGTACGTAGGGTCGTCTGATGCTTCTGTGCAGGCCACACTCACAGACCATGCAGAACGGCAGCTCGTGCAGCGCAGAGTGGCACTGTCTGCGCTGACTGCTGTGGTTCGTTCTGACGTTTCGCCTGCCTACGAAGATTACAGTGTCGGCGACATTGTCGAAGTGCGTGCGTCGGTCGGGCTGCTCAACATCGCAGACGACTTCCGTATCGTGCAGCGCAACGTGTCGTTCGCAAGCAACCAGGAGACGATCACGGTCGAACTCGTTGAGTCGGCTGCGTTCGCTGTGATCGCATAGGAGGCGACTAGTGCAACCAACAGACAAGACAACGATGCCAGGGTATCTGCAAGAGATGAACCGACGGCTGACGGATCGGGAACGGGCGAACCCTATTGCTCGTGCGTCTTTCCATGATGGCACCCGCACCCGTGGAGCTATTGGAAAGTTCATTCACCCCGATGCTAGTGAAGACTACGGCGCAATATTCTATGATGCGAGCGGTGCCGTGCTGTTCATGGTCGACGACTCCAATGTGTCTATGGGGCTCCCTACGTCGTCGGCTGGACTATCTGCCGGCGATCTGTGGGTATCTGGTACTTCTCCAAATAAGTATGTGAGAATGGCCTGAGACGACAAGACATTCGTCAGCGCTCCTCCTAGCTGACAAAGCAGAAGACCTCCGGCCGTAATGGTCGGAGGTCTTCTGTCGTTTTGCGGTTCAACTGTCGAGCCGTTCAGCGAGCGCTAACGCTGCGCCGTAACTCTTACGTTCGGACCCTACAACCTTCACAGGGTGAGCGCTGCCTGGTTCGTACCGTAACACTTGCCAGTTGAACGATGGACGGTCGAACGATGCGAGCGGGCTGGCAACGTGTGTGGCGGCAGGCT